AGCCCTGCTTCCTCATCCATACCATCATCAACCACACCCTCTAGGGCCTGCTGATATTTGCGATCGTAGAATGTTTCTCGCTGATTGCGTAGGAACTCGGAATCGGACAACCCTAGAATGTGGTGGGCGACCCACCGTTTACTAAATGTACCTTCCGGGACCGAAGACGCTGTTTCGAACTTGGTCTTCATGTATTCCAGTTGCTGTAGTTCGGCAAGTCGTGAAGGGTTGTTCAGGGTAATCTTGAACCCCAACAAGTCTTGCCCACGAAAACCTAAGGTGTATAGATGAACAATTGCCATCTTCTCAAGTTCGGCTACGATCGATCGCTGGAGCCTATGAATTGTTCGTGCAAAACGAATGTCCTTCTGCGCCAAGGTTGTCTTGTCTTCTTGTCCGCCTTCCATATTCGTTAAATAAGATTGTGGAATTTTGATTGCAGCAAACAATTTATCGCGAAGATACTTCACATCTTCAATATCATCTAAGGACTTCGCTCCTGGGAGAGAGGAGATCTCCGAGCCAACTCCGCCACGCATGGGAATAAAATAATCTTCTTCCAGAGAGAGGGGGTTGTAGCGGAGATCAACTCGACCGGTATCGGCGTTGACTAGCGAGTTGCGCTTCATCTCAGTCTTGACCTTTTCCATATACTGAGGAATATCTTGCGGCGGGATATTTCCTACGTCAATCTTAAATACTCGGCGTTCTGGGGCGCGAACGACCCGGTAGGCAATCATGGCATCTTCCAAGAGAACGAGCTGTCGCCAAATACGACGGGCAGGGTCGAGGACAGAGGTGCCATAAGGACTGTATTTATCATTTCCCAGAATCCGGAAATGCGCAACCTGCCAATTCTCAAAAGTCATGCCGGCGCCATTCCATTGGTACTGAACATAGTTTGGGTTGGTTTGGTCTTGCCCCTCTAAACGCTCCACCTCGTTGTTGGGCATTCCTATGACTGATGTAATCCCAATTTTTTCATCGATGTCCATGTACAAGAAAAAGTCCCCGTACTTACACATCGAGCGGGCCCAACCAAAGCAGTTGAATTCAATGTTCAACACATCATAAAAAAGTGATTCTAAAATTGTTTTAATTTCGTGGTTAAGGCACTCAATGTTCAGAAGGCGATCATACTCATTAGAAGTGGTCATTTCATCGGCATAGATATCTAAGGCAGACGCGATCTCGGGCATGTACTCCATCTGCTCAAAGTCAATATAGCGCTCTGCGCGGTTTTGATTTCTAAAGGCCGCGGATGTATAAAGGTTGTAGTTCTGGGACAGGTTGGAATCGTGTCGGCGGAATTCCTGGCCGGACATCGAGCGGAAACGATATCTATATTTATCAAGATTGCCGCGCTTGTCCTGACGGGCGACTTGTGTGCGGTAGTTGACGATAGGACCAGATAATAATCTGGTTAATCTCTTAAACAGCGGGGCCGCTGGATTTCTCGGGTTGTTATCATTAGTTGCCATATTTTACATCCTAGCCTTTTATAAGTCCAATATATTTCTGAGCGAAGCGTTCAGCTTCGGCAGTTTTGTGTGCTTCCTTCGATTTTCTGTGACCTTGCATGCCAGAAATAGTAGTAGAGATGCTGGTCTTGGCAGTGCTAATCGCCGAAACAAACGACCTACTATATTCTACATTTTTCTGGCTTTCTACAATCACTGTATCTCTCACCCAACAACCAATAGCAAACGACATGGTTAAATCATCATTGTAACTTCGCATCGCCTGCGGACGTCCGTGTTGCCAAATAAAGGTTTTCATTTCTGATAGCAAGCGATTGGAGTTAATTGTAATTAGTTTATTTCTCATAAACTCTTCCATTTTCGCAACTATCAACGGCCTCGTCTTGGAAGATGTGGTAAATCCGGGAATTACGTTTGATTGCCATTGTGCTGTTACGGGGTCCACATATTGGTGATCCCCTTTGGTAGTATAGTATAGATTAGGATACCCGTTATCTTGCATTTTTTTAAGTACTGCAAAGCCGATATTGTTATTTTCTATTACCATCATTGGGTTGCCGTACTCGGATCCCACACTCAACAAAATGTCGGCGAAGTCATCAGGGGTGGGTTTTCCCACATACTCTGCTACTTGTTCTAGGCTGCCTAGCTCAATTATATGAAAGGCACTATTATCCTTTCCGTCTCCTCGCGCTACGTCCGCAACAATGAGATAATGGTGCTCAGGGTTATATTGTTTCCAAATCCAATAGTTTCTATCAAATCCAGTCCGATACTCGGGTGATATTGTCTTTTCCAAATACCATTGAATGTCGTCGGGATGTATTACAGTCTCGCCCGAAACATTGAAGTTGCACTCAAGCTCCTGCGCAATTTGTCGCTTGGACATGTTTCTGGTTTCTTTTTCGAACCATGCTTTGTCACGATCGGGATGAGCGTCCCACATCAGTGTGGTCATATAAAAGTCGTTAGTGCCGGCTTCTGCTTCTACACAGTTTTGGTGGAACCAATTACCAACTCCATTAGGAGTGGATAAAGCAATGCAACGACCACCAGTGGACAGGGTGGGGTATAAGGCAGTCCAGAGTTCATCTAGCTTCTCCACGTGGGCGGCCTCGTCAATAATCAATAACGATAAAGCTTCGGAGCGGCCGGCGTCGCCAGAAGTGGAAGATCCTTTAATTTGGGATCCATTGGATAACTCAAAGGATGTTCTGTTGTCTACAATTATGTCAGCAATCTGCATCCATTTCGGCAGGTTTTTGATAATTGCTTTTACTTTTTTAACTAGGTTGGTGGCGGTCTGCAACTTGGTGGCCACGACAAGAATGTTTTTATCCTTGTGAAACAACATGAGCCACGCCACGTAGGCAGCGCTAATGGTGGATATGCCCAACTGGCGGGCTTTTAAAATAATATTAAAGCGATAGTCTCTAAAATCTTTCAGCAGCTCTTGCTGATAGTCGTACGCTTTAAAAGGGATCAGCCCCTTTTGGGGGTGGGAGATACGACAATAATTAGTGGTAAAATAAACCGGGTCTTTCCCGGCTTTCACGATCTCTTTTAATATTTCTTGCTTGGTGAGGGCGGTGCCCATAGCATCTCTTACTTACCTTTACCGAGAGAAAGCCAATCACGGATTGCCTTGTCGACGCGGTTTTCATCTGTACCGTTGTTGACCTCCACTACGTCGGTTAAACCGCCGATGCGATAATTGCAGTGCGCTTGAACATCGGTGCGATAGTTAGAGATTCTCTGTACTAAAACATGATGCTCTCCGTCTAAAGTCAAACTCAAGGAGTCGCCCGTAATAGCTTTGTACTCTTTCTTAAGAAATTTGGCAATGTCGTTTAGCTTCGAGATAATATCATCTTCAAAACTATTGTTTGCCACATCCTTAATGCGAACTTCTGCCTGATAATTGATGCGGAGAATAGGCCCCGCAATGTTTACTTTGAAGCCATCAATAACACGGCGGTCGTTGATGTAGTGGCCGTCCTCACGGCTTAAGCCTACTTTTTTAGCGAGGCCATCGGCCTGCAATTCTTCTTCGTGCGCGCCATCGTAGACGTTTGCCGCGGCCTGATTAATTCCCTTGATGATGTCGTATACTGATGCCATTGTTAATCTTCCTTGTTTGGTCTCCACCCGCTCATCCATCTTTCTTCTCTATGTTCAATATATTGTATATAGCATTTGAAGCAAGCTCCAAACTTATTTACATACAAATCATCACGTGGATGAAAAGAATAAACAGAACAAACCGGACAAGACCTGTTGTGATCTCTAGTAAGTAGTTTTTTGTTTATTAAAAATCCATCTGCTTCTACTTTGTCTTGGGATTCGGCCAGTTTAGCAAACTTGCGTTGTTCTTCCTGCGACTGTGTGATATATTCTTTTTCTTTATCATCGTTCCAAAAACGGCGTGGATTATGAGTGGCTTCGACTCCGTATTTCTGTGCGATGGCTTTTTCCACCTTGGCGACATATTCCTGGTCTTTACTCACGAACTATCTCCGTTGATAACGCGAAGATTCCCAACGAAGTAAGGGTACCAACCCCGAAACCCAACGCTACCAGGAGGGGGCCCTGAGCTGGCTTTTGCTTCAGAACTAACTCGGTTAGGCGATCGTTTTCGGCGACCTTAAGAATCATCATAGATTCATATTTATCTTTGAGTGCTGTAATTTCGATATCTTTGTAGTCCAGCTGAAGCATAAATCTTTCCTCTTGGAGGTGAAGTTCGTAGCCGATTCGTAAATCGCACTCAGAATCTTCGAACATC